ATGAGCGGACTCCCATTTCAGTCTGGCCATATCAAGAGCCGTTTGCATCTGATCGGTATTCATGTATGTCTCGCCACAAATCATGCACTCATAAAACTCAAGATGAAGCACCATTACCTCATCCCTGAAATTGACAGCCCTGTCTGAAGTCAAAAGACAAGGATTCGATATACAGCCGTTCATGCACTTCATAGCCTTGCGGCTTTTGAGTTCCTCGATAACCTGATCGGCTTCCTGCTTGCTCAACAAAACACCCTCAGAGGTTTGATAGTAGTCGTGAAAACGCTCGACTGACAGTTTCTGAATAAGGTCATCAATGCTCAATCGCATCTATTTCCTGGCCTTCATCTTCAAAAGATCAATCTCATGCTTCAAATAAAAAGCTGCCTTTTCAAGATCCTCGATGTGTTTTGCGGAATCCTTTTTCCCAGCCCGACAGATGTATTTCACCGCACTGCCTAAATTGAAATTAAGTTTCCAGGCGTCGATAACTTTGATTGCTTCATACATATCGTCAGCACCACCATAATGTTTTGGATGGTTCACCATATCCGACATCGCCTGCTCCATAGCCGTTTCAATTATTTCCATAGTCCTGCCAAATACCCCGCCATAAGATAATCCACTGCATCATGAATTTCCCCCTTGTCGCAAGGGAGCCAATCATCACCATCATCCCTTTGAAAAATATACTCTTCACATCGGTCACGACTTTCTGGAAGTCTGTCCAATGGGAAAAGCTTTTCATCATTAAGCAAGCGCAATGTTTCCGATTGATCACCATCCCTGTAAAGCGAATGAACCGCAGAAAAAAGAGCATTGCGCGGCTGGCGCTCAAGCTGCTTTTCCAAAACACGCCTGTCCGTTTCCGTGATGTTGCCACGAAGTTCACCGTCAAGCCAAATGCCAAGAACATCAAGATGAGCCTGAAAACCCTTGTTGATAATGGGAATGATCACATCCCTTGTCTGCGGCTGATCCTCATAAGGCTGGCCATTGAGTTTTGCTGAAAGCCTTTCCATGGTGACAATGAGTCCAGGGGACATCACCACACGCGAAAGACCTTCCGCATTATCAGTTGGCCGTCCCATGACATAGTTATTGGCCTTTACATAATCGGAAAATCTTTGAATGGCTTCCTTGGCCTTTTGATTGTCAGTCTTTGATAGCTCATAAAAATAGATAAAGAGCATGAGAGCCATGTCTTTTGAAAAGTCGGATTTGCTCTCACCCTTGTCAAAGCAATCCTTCTCAGGGGAGCGATACCAGCGGCCATTATCCTCTGACAAAAAAATGTCAGCATCAGGACACCCGCCAGCCGCCTTGCATAATGATGTAAACCCAAGGCTGTCACACTTTGCATGTGCATAGCCCGATTCATTCAGTGCGGTTTTCTGAAGGGACAGATAAAGATCACGCCTTTCAAGAACGGGCTTTAAAAGGTCGGGTTCCGGCTCGATAGGATCTTTCTTGTCAGATTTTTTTCCACAACCAACAAGCAGCACCGCACATAACAGAAGCATGGTCCTTTTCATCATTTCAATCCTTTGATTTTGGAGAAGACCATGCCCGTTTCCTGAATGAACTCCCGCGACATGGTTGATAATGCTTTGAGATATTCCGTCAGTGACTTTTCATAAATAAAGCCAGACTCTGACAGAAGGTTCATCCACCATTCAACAGGCTTGATATTAACATGATGAATCCCAGGACCGGAATTGGCAGTAAAAACCAGAATGCCATATTGTTTGAGATTGCAGGAAATGGTTTTGATAAGGTTCAAGGTGTAGGCTTCCTCGATGTGCTCAGCGACTTCCACACACCAGACCGCATCAAATTGAAAAGGAAACTCAACATGGGACTTTGTGAAGTCACAAAAAAATATGCGTTCAGGAATCAAAAGACTGCCAGCCTGAAGCAAAGAGTAATCACCATCAATGCCGTAAGCATCAATTCCCATATCGCATGCAAGCTTCACCTGTCCACCAACCGAGCAGCCAACATCCAGCATGGATGTCACCTGCCAGTTCTTCAAAAGATTCAGCGCACCTTCATCAGTGTGCGTCATATTCAAATGTCCACCGACATGCGATAAATCCATGGTATCAGCCTATGTAGTTGTGTTCCTTCTCACGTTCCAAAATCCAATCCCTGGCAAACATGGGATGAGTTCCCTCAAACCTTGAAAGTTCCTTTTGATCAATCAAACGAAAAGGATCATAGGTTCCTTCGTTCTTCATGGCCACGATTCTGTAATCAGGCTGACTGCCTTGACCATGAAACCAGCTTTGCATGTCGATGCTCTTTTCAATCAAAGCCTGCGATTTTCTCACAAGGCCATAATGAAAAATCTCGATATGGGGAACATAGCTGTAATTGCATTTGAAAGCGTGAATGCTTTCAGCATCACCAATGGCTGGATGATGCGTCCTTGCAAGTCTGATCGGTGCATCATTGCAGGGCTTTTTGTTTGAGTGAAGCGAGACATAATGATTGAAGTCTGCAAAGAAGTTCCAACGGCGAACTGCGAAACTCTCATAGCCGTATCCATCATTGTTGACGATATCCCTGATAATCGGAATGCAGCGCTCATGAAGCACTTCATCAGCCTGAAGCATGAAGTGCCAGGGAGTCGTCAAATGGTTTTTGGCTGAGTTGGCAAGAATGGCAAGCCGATCATAGTTGGTCCCGACATTCCATGCAGCACCTTCAACAAGTTTCAGCTTGGGATTTTTGTCACACATCTCCCTTAGTTTGGGAACAGTGCTGTCGGTGCTCTCGGCGTCCAGGACAACAACCTCATCACAGAGAGCCAAAAGAGATTCAATCGACTCTTCAAAGCAGTAATCAAAACGGTCGGTATTATGCGTAAAGATGCTTCCACCAAGCTTCATTTGTTTTTACCACACTGCTATTCGTTTAATGACTTTCCTGATGAACGGAATGCATTCATCTTGATAACCTTTATTGGTTTTCCAGCAGTTCCGTTGCTTATGGCATCCATGTATTCTGAGCGGGAAAGTATTTTAAAAATCTCAACTTCCTTGACAAATATTTTTTCAAAATCCCTGAGCCTTATTTCATCTTCCCCGGCAAATCTTGGATTTGATCGCATATACATCGTTTTTTCATGGTCAATCTGATCTTGATTAACTTGGGCATGAAAGACTGCATAATAAGGTTTTTTCTGTCCCCAATAAACTGTGGCCTTATCTTTTTCGTCAGCCCAAAATGTTCCGAGTGCTTTTAGTTTCAAAGCAACATCTGGCTTATCAATGGATATTGCACGCCAGACATCAAGGATTTTGTGCTTTTGATAGGAATCATCATCTGATTCAATAAGAGAATCAATCAATCTAATATCAAGAATGATGTCACTCGAACTAAATATTTTCATCATTTTCTTCGTCCATTGACTCTTGTCTGTCTAGCAATGCCTGATTTAATTTCCTGAGTGAGATGCTTGAGTTCTCTGAGTCGTCGGCCAAGAGCGGTATTACCCGACTCGATTTCATCCAGTATTTTCTTCTGATGTCTGTCAGCCCGCTTATCGTAATCAGTCGATAAACGCTCGACCATCCTGGGCAGTCGATCGTGGATAAGACCAACATCCTCGGCTGTGAAGTCACCTTCACCTTCCTTTGCCCGTTGCTTTTGAATCTGTAATATTTCTTCATCGGATAAACCCAAAACTTTTGAATAAATCCAATATTGACTGAAACTGGCATCACGATAGGCTGACGCCAAATCCAGCTTGGCCTTCTCGACTTCTATTTGAGCCAATTCAAAAACACCCGATGGAATAACCATGTGACATTCAAATGACGTGCGGTCTGGATCTATGTTCTTCGCTGCAAGATCCACACGGCCTATCTGCCTGAAGCCGTTTTTGATTTCACGCTGTATGCGCATAACGGAGCGACACATGCGAACATCAAGCTGACTGAGGTTGGCGCGACCAACCGTCTCATCAGCACCGAGATAGGATTTTGGAATCTTGAGAGCAGCAAAGATCTTGTTCAGGAAATATTCGACATCCTCAACCGATTGCCCTTCAGGACCGGCAAGAACTTCTATTTCAGTGCCTTTCCTTTCCTTGCGAACAGGGATGAAAAAATCATCCTCTGCTGAAAGCGGTGAATAACGGAAGGAAGGCTTGCCCGTTGTCGGATCAATGAACTTTGATTTTTTGAAATCGTTTTTGATGCGATTGAGTAAACCACGCGCCTGATTGGGAGGAACATCACCAACATCAACATAGAAGGCGTATCGCTGTGGTGAGCGAGTGACCTTGTACATGAGCATCGCGTCTTCCATCATCGAAAGACGCTTCCAGGCATAGCGTGCAGCTTCCACAACGCTATATCCATAAAGGTCCCGGCGTGCCCTTGAACGCAGCCGCATGTGAACAATTTCCCAAGGCTCATAAACCTGAAGCCAGCCCTGTCCCATGTTCACCGGGAGTTCCATGACGGTCGCTCCCTTGTTCTTGACTCGTTCAAGGAAGGTGCGCGTATCAATGGAAAACTGCATGGCTGGATCTTGCATGTAGCCATAAAGGATTCCGTTGATATCCTCGATACGGCGCATCCATGGGGGAGGAACGTGATTCAGCTTCACGACTCCGACCTGATCCAGAACGATTGGTTCGATGAACTCATTGCCATACTTGCAGAGTGAACGCGCGATTTCCCAAAGTTCATTTTCAACCTTGAGATTGACATCGAGCATATCATTCAGGATGTGACCAACCGTTTCATCATCCGATTCAAACCACATCGACTTTCCAGTCAGGACATCCTGGACCGTGGCATCATCAGCGAAAAGATCAATGGCGGCTCCCAACTCAGGAAACTGGTCCATTTCATCGTAGTCCGCATAGCGTGTCATCAGGTCTTCTTCAAGGCGCACGCTATCCGCAAGCTGACTGTTTCCCCCGGTCACAGGTCCGAGTCCATAACCCTGCATAAAAAAGCTGCCACGAGCGGCTGCATCCCAATAGGTGGAAGGCAAAGGGAGCACATTGTTTCGATTGAAAACCGTGCGAATTAGATCAAGTGAATTTCCGACTATGGAACCCATTTCAATTTTTCTCCATTCGAGTGAACTCAAGTTCACTTTAGCCGCGAACCAGATAGTCCTCGGTGTTTATGGTCAGGTCCTTGACTGTGCCATTGGTCGAAACCTTTTGATACTTCGGTGACACGGTCTGATGCTTCTTTTTCTCATAAACCTTTGTCTGCCTGATTTCGATCACCTGACTTGAACCCGCTTCAACTGACATATCCTGCTTCAGACTTTCCGCATAGTCCGCAAGAGTTTCCACCTCGGAGCCGGGATTCACTGTCACACCCTTTGAAGGCAAAGGCAGTTCCGCATGGTTTTTCGATCTGAAAAGAGTCCAGACCACACCGCACAGTGAATCAGCCAAGTCCTTGCTTTCTCCCTCGGGATGATCCACCTTCTCAGGCGTGTCTTCCAGTTTCCTCAGTTCCATCAGGAGTCTTGGATAATCATAACATTTGACACGATTTTCATATATGGCAGAGCGCAAATACCAATAAGCCTGTTTCGCTTTTGGAACCTTGCCGACCGCTGTATTGACAACGTTCTCACCCTTGCTTGAAATCCCCGTATCGACCGAGTAGATGCCTGCCTTGTAGCCCTGCATCTCAAGGCTTTGAGCCATTTCCCTTGACTGATAAGTATCCATTGAGAACTCAGCCAAATGAAATCCATGATTGGAAAACTCATAACAGAGTTCCCGCACATTGCGGTTAATGACTTCCTCTTCCTTGCTTCCCTGTATGGCCAGAATGAAATCGACGATGAAGATAGGCTGATACTCGATTATCTCACCTTCCTTCTGAACGGCCTGCATTCCCCCGATGTGCGCAATGCAAAGACCAAAGGCGTCACCCGTATAAGCCGGATCGAAGTGGACATGACGTGGTGCATCGGGATTGAGTTTCGGAACCCATTCACCGTTGTCCTTTTGAGTGCAGAGCGCATGCCAGTTGATTTTGTATGGCTTGCGGCTATCCCAAATGGTTGGATCAGGCAGAAGCGGACACTGGAAAGGATGGGACCTGTCGTCAACCATCTCGTTGATTTTTTCAAGTTTGGAAATGAAGTTGGATATGGCAATGGTTGAAACACCCGCAATATCACGCAGCGACTCTTCCAGGTTGTTTTCAAAGTCCACACGGAAATCATCGGGAATCTCAATGACCATGGCATCAGTCAGATTTGAAATATCCTCACCTTCTATGAGGATACGCGAGGGATAGTCCACGGTTCCGATCAGGACCTTGAAGGTGTTACTGCCAAAGCTGTCACGCTTCATGTCAAGAATTGAGCGGTCACGGACAAAGGTGGAGTTATTGCCGAGAGCCTTTTCTTTTCTGATGAACTGCTCAGTAAAACTGTCCTTGGTTGTCTTCGATGAGATAAGCATCAGGATGCCAGGGAGTTTTCCCTTTTTGATATAGCGCGACTTCATCCTTCGGCGAACGCTATCAAAGAGCCTACCTGACTTGCTTTCCGTTCCCCAGTGCTTTCCAAAATTGAGGTTGGTCTTTTTCACCTTTCCCCAGAAGTTCACTTCGTCGATGATTCCACCGAAGATGTTCATACCGATGATGGATGTGTCCGTTGATGAACCGCAAATGATTGCAAGTCCCTTTGGGAATATGATTTCATCCTTCACATCCTTGACAGGCGCAAACTCATATTTGAAATAAGGCGACTCCTGAATCTTCGCAGCAATCTGCTCAAACACAACCCGCCGTGCGGTTTCCTTGGATTTTGCCAGTGAACAAAAACCAATGATGGAGTTGGGAGCAAGGCCATAGCTGACAGCCGGATTTTTGAGACAAGATGCTTCATAGAGCATCCTCAAAACGGCAAGGTGTGAAAAAGTTGACTTACCTGAATTGTGATGCACCGCACCACCTGACACATAATTATTGGTCATTGGCACTTGCAAATCCCAATACCAATCTGTAACTGTTTTTTCTATCGACATTACTTTGGAAAAACCAAAGGAGACAGAATCAAGTGAGTTTGAAATTAACCCAAGAGCAGATAGACACGATAAAGAAAATGGCCTCTTTCCAAACAAAGATTGACGACATCGCAACAGTAATTGGGAAATCGCCTGAGACGGTGAGAGCCTGGGTTCGCAAGCTTGACCTGCCCTATTTTCAAAAGCCTTTGACCGAGAACGAGAAAGCACAAATCCATGAGCTATCAGACGGACAAAAATCCTATGAAGAGATAATGAAAGCGATTGGCCGTCCTTCACCTGATATTGTGATTCGTTATGTTTTGAAAAATGATTTACCAAGGCGTTCAGAAGGGGGACGTAAAGGCGTTGCAAATCCTCGGGGAATGTCTTCTGAACAAAAAGAGAAAGTGCTTGCGCTATACGAGGCAGGACATCCACTTTCCGAGATTGCAACATCCGTTGGAAGATCCCATAACTCTGTTGAAAAATTTTTGCATAGGCAAGGTCTGAATCAAAGAAAAGCCGGTCCACCGAAGGGTTCCAAAAACCCTTTTTGGACGGGAGGAAAGACCAGGACTGAGTATGTAAAAGTGAGTGTTCCAAAGGAGCATCCACTTTACGGTAAAAAGCTGACAATGCCTGAGCATCGACTTGTGATGGAAAAGAAACTTGACCGATATCTTTTGCCAACTGAAGTAGTTCATCACATAGATGAGAATCCAAGAAACAATGATCCAGAAAACCTCGAAGTGTTTTCGTCACAGAAAGATCACATGAAACATCATCTTGAAATTTATCGCTCGAAACAATCTGCATACCATCAGCAAGCTGATCAACACGCCTGTAATAACCATCAGCACATAAAACCTTATGATGTGCTGTAGCTTCAAATTCACCAGAGGCATGCCTTACCTTGTAAAGCATGTCTTTGCCTTTTACAAAAGCGTGTGTGCCTTGCACAAATCTAGCTTTACCATTGTCGTAAGACAGATATTTGTGTGATGAGGTTAGATCCCCCATCGCAATCAATCCACTGTCTGTCATAATCTGCGTCTTTTCGGCTTGACAGCCAATACCCCCTTGAATGACAGCCGTGTCGTAGGCACATGATTCAAAGAGTTCAAGAAGATCATCCTTCCATGGCTTATAGATGCTCTTGCCCAAGGCTCCCATGTAGTAATCATCTTCAATCCACTGCTCAACCGATACCATATCCCGATCAAGTTCCAGTGCGGTCAAATCCCCTTCAAACTGAGGATTGTTAAGCAGTTCAAAAAACACCGCACGCTCAGCCTCGCTCATATTGTCGATATCCTGAGCGATACTGTTTTGAAGTTCCTCATCGGTGAATAGGGAATATGATTTAAATTTGTCCGTTATAATCATGCGTTTCACCTAAAATCATCAAGGCTTCCTTTCTCATGTCGTCAAACATAAACAGCGTATCCTTATGGTTGATCCCGTTCATGTGCATCAGGAAACGGATTTTATCTTTATCTTCATCCGATAGGCTTTGATCCTTCCAGATTTGCTGGTTATCGAGGAACCATTCGAGCATTTTTCCATTTCTTTTTTTCTTTGTCTTTTTTGTGGCATCATGCACTTGATGGACTCCTGAATAAAAACCTCGTTCATATCAAAACCACCATCAGGCTGTGACTTCAATATTTCCCTTGTTTTCTTTGCAGCCAAAAAGTTTCCATCGTAAACAGTCAAATGATCAAGAACATCCGACTTCACATGAATCCAGCACTGAAGCGTTTTTCTATCAAGACCGACAAGACTTGAAAAGCATTTGATGCTGAAGTTCTTTTTGTTTTTCACAACAGCAGAGGCTATACATGCAACCGACTCCCTAAACCGTGGCATGGCTTCACGCCTTTGCAGGATACGTCTTACCCGGTAAACAGCAATGTTCCAGCGTCTTTTCTCACGCTCAATCTTTCCCGTATCTATTTCCTTGGGCTTTCGTTTTGGTTTGGGAAGGAATGCGGTCTTCTTTGGCGGTTTGGTCTTGCTGTTGGTCTTGGCAAAAAGATTGCGCGAAAAGTCCTTTTTCTCCTGCTCCCATGAATCACGATCATAATCCTTGTCATAGCGCTTCATGATGTGTTCAGGGATATCATCTATGGGAACATTGCAGACAAACAGGCAATCGCTTCTCGCATGGACAGCCTGACTTTCCGGGCAAACCCAGAACTCCTTTTTGCATCCACCAAGGCAGACTCTTTTTTCAAGCGTGAGTTCATGACCAAAGATGGTCACAATTTTAGTTTCAATTCCCTGACTCGAAACTTGCGTCAATTGTGGTGGTTCCATCTTCGTTATCATACATCCCCTCAATTGTCTGCTGGTCTATTGTTAAAGCCTCGTTTGCCTTTCTGCTGTTTTCCTCAATGATCCGAGCCATGGTTGGACCTGCGGTCTTGCGGATTTTGTTGACAGCATTGAAGAGTTTGTTGCGGCTCTCAGGATCAAGAAGAACCTGGGCTGCGGTCGAACCCCAGCGTTCCTCAAACTGTTTTTTGATTCGATCCATCTGAGCCAGAGTTCCGTCAACACGCTGCTCGGTCACGGAACTTGTCGGGTTTTTGAGTGACATCATCTTGGGATCGCCAATACCCTGCATTTGCGCAAGGCTGTTCAGCATGTCCATGGCAATCTCAATCATCTTGTTGTTGTCTTTGCTTGGTGACTTTTTCTGCTTTTCCTTTTCATAGGCCATAAGCACACGATCCATGTGCAAGGCAAACAGCATGTTCATCCCGTCAATTGGATCAACACGCTCGGAATTGCTTTTGATCAGGTTAAGATGCTTGACCGGAACCCGATAATCAATGAGACGCTTTCTGTTATCGAGACTGCCAAGCCATTGATAGATGATGGTTGTGAGGCTTTGAGGTTTGACGTTCGTATATTCTTTTCGAGTTATCTGAATATAGTGAACGATTTCCGGGACTGATATACCGTTATCGAGCATGTGCTTGACCTGTGGCCAGCATTGCATCGACTCAAGTTTCTTGCTTCGTCTTTTACGTGACATTGCATTGACGGGATCAAAACTGAACAGGGTATCGCCGCCTGTTCCGCTGACAGTTTCCTGTCCTGAAACATTATCCATCGTTTTTCAACCGCTCAGGTGTTTGTGGATTTTTGAATCAGATGCTTTTGGAAAGGAGGGAATAAAAAAATCGGGGAGTGTTGGTCAGGTTCTCCCCCTTAAGTATGCCCGTCTTTTAAAAAGCAAATGATAGTTCTCAATCCATTTATGACAGACAATCTTCATCTCTTCATAGCTTAAAATATTGACATCCTCTATTTTTTCAATAGTCTCCAAAAGTCTTGGGGACTCGACCTTGAAGCGATCAAAGTCAGAGGCTGTCATTTCATAAAAGTCATACAAAGCCTGGATGCGCAAATACGCTCTGTCGATCAGTCCTTGAATTGCAAAGTCCATGAATCACCCTTGCCCGAAATTCGAACATTATCCACTGTCCCAAAATATCCGAATTCGTTTCTAACGAGATTTGTCACCTTCCGACCATCCTTGGTTTCAGCTTTTTGCCTGACCTTTTTTTCGTTTCTTTCCTGACTCATGTTTGGCTGTCTCCAACTCCACCTTCAGCGCTGCAATCTGCATCTTGAGTCCATCCTGGCTTTCAAGCTGATGACAAAGCTGTTCATAGGCATGGTGCATCTGCTCGTATTCAGCGTTCAGCTTCTGAAGGCTTCGCTCAGTCATTTCAAGCTTGTTCTTGAATCCAATCACATTTTCGAGGGCTGCGTCAAGTCTTTGGCTGTAATTGTCAGCTTCGCCCTGTGCTTTTGTCACAAGATACTGGGCACTCTTCCAGATGCCTTTTATCTCATCGTCAAAACCGGAAAGGTCGGTGATCTTTTCAAGGTTCCACGGAGCGAAGAACCGTGAATAAATCTTTCTGCGGGCTTCCATGATTTCGTCAAGTCGAGTCACAAGGGATTTCAGGTCCGACATTTTGATTCTCCAAAAAATCATAGTTTGATTCAAACGCCTCTGAAGACATTACGCTCAAGTCACCTGTGACACTTTGAAGCAGGTAATCACCCTTTTTGCCGGAAACTCTGCCATGATCAGTCTCAACAAAAAAATCATCGTGCATGCGAATGGCCTTTGTCACCACGGGTTTCTTCACCGCATAACGAAGGATTCCAACCGCACGACTAATGTTTTGTCTGTTGATTCCAATCATGGCATCCCTCATATTCATAAAACTCATGAATCTTTTGCTTCACAAGCTTTTCAATCTCTTCAGGATTTCTGACTCTATTTGAAACGATAATCGGAAAAACCTTGTCAGGGCTTTTCACTTCCCCGTTCAGGGAAAGTATTTTGGAGTTCAGTTCCTTGATGGTTCGTATCTGAAAAGCATAACTGAAAATCCAGCCAAGCACAAAGGCTGTGAAACACAAAACGATTCTCATTCAGGGTTCCTTTGCAGCTGTATTTTTCTCCAAAAGCTTCTGGCAAATGTTAACACAATTGCTGCAAATGTTGGCTTTGCTTCCCTGAATGATTGGAACGCTTTTCACCGCACGATTACAAAATGAACAAACAGGATCATTCGCAGAGAAGCTGACGCTTTCCCTGGTTTGACTCTTCCTGGTTCTTTGTAACTTTAATAGTAACCTTTTTATCTCCGACATTGACTGTGGCTTCGGTTTCGTCCTGCTGTTCTGCATCGCCTTTGACTTCTTTTAAAAGCTTTTTCATTTCAGAATTCCTTTTGAATATTTCGACTATGATACTTCGAGTGAGGACGACTGGACAATTTGTTTTGGATTGAGTCTGATCAGGTCCATGGTCTGCTCAAGATCCAACGTCCAATATGTGCAGCCTTTGCCTTCCCATGAGGCATAGGCATCATAGGATTCATCATCAAGACAACAGACAAAAACCCGATCGGGATACATATCGTAGACCGACCGTGAAAGATGCTTGATAAACTCAAGGTTGTCCTTATTCATCAAAAACACAACATAGTCACCAAAATTCCCGATCTTCAGTCTTGTTTCCGTCTCTGCCTTGCTTTGAAATCGAAACTTGTATTCGGAAAGTTCTCCAAGAAACAACGAGCAGAGATAGAGATAATAGGAATGCGATACTTCAGTCACGATATCCACAAGCATAATGCAATACCCTCCTGGACCTTGTTCAGCTACCAACCAGATTCATGATTCTGTTTACATTTTTCCATCAGAAAAAGAACATAATCCAGCATTTGCCATAGCCAGCGGAATAGTGACATGATAACACCTCTCGCAGCTGACAGGTCATTGTATGCTGATTTTACATGGAATGACAGGTGAAGTGAACTTGAATTCAGTTGATCACAGCTTGAAAAGAACCAGTGACACTTCAAATGAATCAATGACCAGGGCATTTATGCCTGACAGGGATTTTTGATAGGCAAAGGAAAAAGCACCTGTCTCAGTCGGAAGACTGATCAAGGCATCAAACACATGGTTCAAACTGAAGCTGCCATTGTTCTGATAAATTGATTCCGCTCCAAACTGCTCGATTCTCAAAATCCCAACCGAAAATAAAACATCAAAAAGACTGGCCTGAACTCTTGTGCCCAACGTGCGGTCAAATGACGTTGATGGAAAGTTTAGCCTGAATTCCAATGGGAAACTGACAATGATTTTTTTCCCATATGATGGTGTCAAAGCCAGATCAACTGAAAGCCTTCTTCCCGGCTCACCCACGATCAAAGGGTTTTGATCCAGTGGAACATTCAAAGCCATGCTTAATTCAAGACTCAAGGAACCAAGTCTTTGCTCATTGCGAACGGAAACAATAGCATCTGTCAGACCGCGAGTGACACGCGAATTTTTTGACCGGCAGCCAATGGCATTAAGATCAGCTTCCAGTTCAGCTGGATCAACACCAGCAGCTTCAATCACACTCTCTGTGTTGATTTGAAGAAAACCTGTTCCAAAGAAAACTGATGTCCTGCGACTTAGATCAAGGCCATAGAAAGCTGAAAACAAATCAGCCTTGTTTCTGGTTCGGGCCAGCACACCCGCCTCACCTGCTGCAGGACAATTGAAAAGAACATAATCCTCAAACAGAAAATCAGGCTCTCCATCTGCATTGAAAATTGCATCAAGCCTCGACTCACGCCAGGACAACTGAAGACTTTTGGCTGAAGCATTGGTGGAAAAAACAAAAAAACCCAATAAAAAATACCTGAAAGCAGGAGCCTTCAGGTATTCAACTTGGAAAAGCTTCATATCCAAATATCCTTAATTTCTCAATTTTCCTTACTGAGCAGCGGCGGCTTGCTGAGCAGCGGCGGCTTGCTGAGCAGCGGCGGCTTGCTGAGCAGCAGCGGCCTGTTGAGCAGCAGCAGCGCGTGCAGCCCTGCGTTCCTGGATGCGTGTGCGAATGTTCTGAAGACGCTGACGAACCCGAGCCAATGGACCTTGACCTTGGCCTTGACCAAGAGCAGCCAAAGGACCGCGAGGAAGCGCATTGGCTTCAATGGCTGGAATGGAGCCAGTCAAAAAAATCGCAATCAGTAAAATCTTTTTCATTTTGGAACCTTTGTTGTTTGTTTGCATGATAGCTGATTATGCCATAAAAGCTAATCACTGTGAACCCCAACCAACAAAGTTCTGCCTACCAATTGAATTCCTTCAGAAAAGCATCCCATTCATTCTCAGGAACCACCGCACCTTTGTAATCCCGAATTTCCGTAATGTGCGGTTTAAGCTTCTCAAGATCAAAATGCGAATGAACCTTTAGAACCCAATAGGCCAAATCAAAATCAGCAACATGATCATCACGAAATAAAAGCTTTGAGTCCGGCATCAGGCATGACTCAAGCAGGGACTCTGTCCACCCGCAATTGCGATAGAAGCGCATGGCAAGATGTGAGGAAAGAACCTTCATTTTTTCTTCTTTTGTTTCTCAATAAGATTTTTATGCTGATCTTCTGGATGAGGATCACCGCACCAGCACATTGGTTTTTTGCAACACATCATTTACTCCTTTTTGTATTCACAAGAAACAGGCTTGCCAATCAGGCGAACTTGCGGTTTCATTTCTTTTTATCCTCCCATCCAACAAAAATTGAGTGCTCCATACGAGCCACAGCCTGCAAATGCTCTTTCTCAACCTGTTTCAGGTCCCCACTGTTGCCTAGTATCCATCGCTCAAGCTTTGCAAACCTTTTGGCTGATTCTGGATTGACTTCACTAATAAGATCCAATAACTCATCATCACTCATCTTCTGGATTGCTTCCCTTATATTTTTTATCTGCTCAAGCATATCCATCTGTTTTCACCAAGCCTTTTCAACGATCACATTTTTCTGTCCATCCTGAGTGTGAACCTCATAGGCGGTCCAGGTCCCTATGCAGAGAACAAAGCGATGCCTGCCAGTCAATTCACCTTCGGTATAAAGTTCAAAACCATCAGTCAACACAGTAAAAACTTCACGCTCAGGCGCATCAAATTCCTTGATCCTGATGGGAGCATTGACATTGGTCTTGCCATTCAACTCAGTGAAATTGAGTTTCATCGAAAATTTCGCTCCCAAAAATCAAAACCATGCACAACAAAACCCACAAAAAGCTTTGGATCAAAGTGGATCTTAATCAAAAGATTCATCAGCACCTCTGAATCAGATTCATTCACTATCCAATCATTTATTAGATACGAATACCAATCTTCACTTTTGGTGAATGCTGATACAGGCTGTATTTTTCGATGCCTTGCCTGATAAGGAATCATGACGGCCAGTTCTGCATTGATTTCTTCAATCAATGACATATTTTGCTGAATCTGGGCAATTGGTCTTGATCCATTCGTTAAGACCGTACTTCCCCTCATTCATCCACTTTTCAAGCATCGCATGCGTTTTGTGGATGTCGTAGTCGCATTCATCCTTGAAGATCAGCCACAGACAATAACCACTGCTGACTGTCTCTATCATTGCACTGCAAAGCTTTCGCATCCAATCATCACTATGGTTTTCACTTAGCTTTCTCAATACAGTCAAGGCACCTGGATTTCCCTGGCCAACTCTCACATACATCAAAACCATGCTCATACGCTTCTTCTCGAATATTCAGCTGTGAACTTTTTCATAAACTCATTCAGTGGTCTAACCCATGTGCTGGTTCTATTGAAGCTGCAATAAACAACCATCTGGACATTAGGATCAGACTCAAGCCTTGCAACAGTGATTACCCGATAGAACTGGCCTTTGTAATGACGCCAGATATCCTTGCCCGAAGCCAACTCATCACACACAGGACTGCAATACTTCATCGACGGATCAGGCTTTTTAACACCGCACTGCCAGCAAATGGTTTGACTCAAAACCTGACTCCCGTAATCTCTTTTTTCAATTCCATGGTCCTGATTCGCTGCAAGGTATCGAGGACTTCCTTGATGCCAGACCTGTCACCCTGAACAAGCTGTTCAACAAGCACATAAACAACAGCCGCTATCTGCTCAGCAGAGACTTCAAATTCCTGGCTTTGAATAAACTCGCTGTTCGTTTCAACAGCAAGAAACATATCACCGAAACTCACATCATTGATCATGCCCAAAGCACAGTTAAGCAACACGCGCATGTAATACTCATCAAACTGCATAATCTCAGTTTTCATACTCGGTCCATATTGTAGGGGGATTTTTTTGTAGTGAATTTTGTGCCAAAGACTTCACTCTTCAAGAATATGTGAATCAGACTTTCGTCCCATTCCCTATTGCATGACACACTGGATGTTGGCCAACACCCTTGCGTGAACCGGCCAGTTAAGTTTATGAAGTCTTTGACAAGGCTGAGACTATAAAATTTCAATGACCGATGCCATAAAAACTTTCTGCAGCCGCAAGAACGCTCATACGCATTGTCCGTGTCAATGGTGCAAGAGTCCTCAGAACAGCAGACAGACTCTCTATCTCACTTTCAAATGTTGGCGCTGAAGGTGCCGGACTTGGCTCTGGAAGCGTTCGCTTCTCACTTTGAACTTCCACCTTCATCGGTTCGGTATCAAGGATCAAAACTTCCTCTTCCACTGTCCAATCGCCTTCCGGTGCGCCTGGATCAATCTTTATCACAGGCGCGGCTCTCTCAGCTTCAAGCCGCTCGATAGCCTCATCCAAAGGTCCAACGTGAACACCAAGCCGATCAAATATCGACTTCAACTCTGTCAGTTCGATTTTTGCTTTTTTCTTATTCAACTGTTTGATCAGCGCATAAATGGCATTCGGCGAAAAATCATCGCCAGCCGCAGCAAGGATATCCCGAAGGATGTATTTTTCCTTTTTCGGCTGTGACTCCAAAAAAGCCACGCCAGATTTCAATATCTCAACCATTTCCAATTGACGTGCGGTAAAGCCCATTTGAACTGTCCTCTTAATGAAGGACCGTTATCAGGCAAGAAAAATTTTCTGGCAAGAGCATAAATCTAACGATTCATTGGCTGCGGGAGCGGCTGAGTTGAGAATGATAATGGCTGGGAATTTCAGGGAAAATGTGCAGAATTCTTTTACATTAGAGAAAAAACGATCACTATGGCATGAGTGAATCATCATCCATAGCGCTTTATTCTTTAATGATATCGTGAGGTTATATTGAATGGTTGACTTGGTTGGATCTTTTGACTCTCAATCAGAATAGCACCTAAACCAAACCGCACCTATTACAATTCCCCACTTTCTCTTGATTGATAATACCATACCCCCATGATAAAAACCCCTGCTTTATCAAAAATCAAACCCAAGTTTGACAGGTTCAAACCCATGAAACTCCATGAGCTATACCGCAAGGAACTGGTATCAGGTGAAGCCATTAGAAAAATGATAGACAGAAATCAGGGAGTCACAGTCTCAATACATGAGGTTCAAAGCGAAACACTCTCAAAGTTCCTTGATGCAATAGAGGCACTGGAAATGATTATCAATCATCCCCTATCTGAAAAAGCATGGCTTGCCGGTCAAACCGCACTACAAAATCTTGAAGTTCCATAACGATCAAAAAATAAGAGGATGAATTGTGATTACCGAGCACTACATCAGATATATGCAAATCATATTCCCCCAGGACGCGCACAGCCAATGGAATAAGTGTGTCGAGTTCGTAACTGCCATGAAAAGAGACTTTCCCGAACTTACACTCAAAAAAGGCTATGTGTTCAGCTTTCAGAACCCTGACAACGCTCACCCGGACTTTCCAAAACAATACCCTCATGCATGGCTGGTTGATCCTTCTGGAAAAATAATTGATCCGACCGTCCTTCAGTTCTGCATGCTTGGCGAACTCCACTATAAAGAAGCGGCCTTGGAAGATATGCAGAGTCACTGTGAGGGATGCGGTCAATATTGCAAGGGAAGATTCTGTGGAAAATGTCACTGGTCAGAGGATGAACCTAAAGGATTTATCAACGACATCCAAAAGCTTTGCATCGCTCTCAGAAAACCATCATCCCCATGTCTTGTCGATAAATGCCAAATCTTCATTCATTTCATAAATGGTAAGCCAGCAAGTGCGGAATGGCAGGAGTTTAGTCAGGACAGAAATACACTCAAGACCATCCACAGCACACTGCAAAGCTGGGACAATGGATTTCTTCATTTCTACACCCGGCAGAATGAATCCATCATTCCTGAGACAGAGCTAAGACTGTCTGAAGAATACATCCTCGAAAAGAATCTCTCACGGCTCCTGGAAGCGCCTGCGATATTTGCGACAGGAAAATATCAATTCGGACTGGCTTTCGATGAAAGCGAAGTTTGATGATCCACTCGTTGAAGTTGAAGTGACAATTAAAGAGCAGAGGAAGGAAGAAAGTGGAACTTAAAAAAGTCTGGCGATCGGTAGCGACAAGGCGATGCTTTGTCTATATCTGCAGTGAACCCGATCTTGAAGGCTATGCCTTAAAGATTGCCGAAGATCCGATGAAGGAAGCCATTGGGAACCTTAAAGCCCTATGGAAGAACGAACGCATTGAATCCAAAGGACACCCGCTGCTGAAGCAAATCCAGGATAAGGATATCGACTGGATTGAAGTCGTGACCGAACTCAAAAAACTTTTGCCTCCAAAGGAAGCCGTATGAAAAACATGGATAGAGAATTACCAGCCGAAGCAATCGAAGCTGCAGCCGAATGGTGGACGAATGTTATCACCGCGCCTGTCGTACACGATAGCGGTGATCCAGCAGGCTATGGAACGATTATGGCCAATGATGCAAGCCAGAAAGTTCCAAGACTGACTGCCGAACAGCTGGGAATATTCAAAGCAACGCTCAAAACTTTGATTGCCGAGGAAAGCAAAAAACAAAGAATGGTAATCGTTGCTACCGACTACGATCCATGCCCTTTGCTCACCGAGGCCAGTAGGATTGCAGGAATAGATGATCTGATCTTTCGCTTTCCATGGAAGACGGTTCTTTGGATTGATGAAAGGGACGTGAGAGTAAGGCAGGGCTATAGGGCTGAGACAAAAACCATTTGGCCTAAACCAGACCTTTCCCAATATAGCCTGTATGACAACAACGGCAACAAGAGTCCAGCCGAACCTCAAAACGTAACACTCCCAACCATGACAAAGGATCAGACAGATGTTCTTCCCCCCAGCGCCGATTGATAACGTCTATATCGTTTTTCAGCTGAGTCACACGCACCTGGAAATTCAAGTTACCGCACAGAACATTGACACAATAGGCAGGAAAATCAAGGAAGGGAATGATGCCGGGATGGGACGAATCTGCGTTCCGTTGTCTGAGATAAAATACTTCCTTCAAAAAACCAAAAACAGCATGATGCTGGTTTTCAAGGATGGTGAAAAACTGGAAGTGATATGCACCATGGAAGAAATCCTTAAGGTTCTCGGGCAAAGCAAACTGGTCAAGAACGGTGTATTCAATGAAGAGGTCTGAGCAATGACTGAAGTGATGACTGAAGCCCTGTTCGGATTCGATATCGACGAATCGCTGATGCTTGACATCAACGTCATAAAACAATGGAAAAATGAAATAAATAATATCCTCACAAAGGAAGTTACAGAGCAGGAATTAAAAACCATGGCGGCCAAGGTTCTGAGTGAAGATCCTGAAATTTTCGTCTCTGAGAACTTTGGCTCTTTCATTCTGCCTATACCGCACTGGGAGCAAATGAGACTTCTTGTCCTTTTGCAAAAGATCACGAACTGGGTTAAAGGCAAGCCAAAGGTTAAGGTCACAAAGTTCATAGCAAGTCTTGTCGTTGACTATCACAATCTGCAATACGATCTAACCGAGGACTCAAGGGAAAAATCAACCTGCAGAAAAGCATGTGCATTCTGCTGCTATCAGCAGGTGCTTATGACCAATGGGGAAGCGCTCCTTATCAAGGAATACCTTCGGAAAAACCCCGACACCTATCTGAATATGGAACGCATGAAGCTTCATAAGTCATGGCAAAAAAATGACAAGGGAAGCGCATGGGATCATTCTGTCTATTCCGAGAAAGCCTGTCCCTTTCTTCAGCCTGACAACCTCTGCTCGATATACCCGGTAAGACCGCTGGCCTGCCGTAATCATAGATCCATAGAAAGCCCGGAACTATGTGATGTTGAAAACCTGGGAGTGAAGAATGTGAGATTCATCGGAATATTCGCCAATGCACTCTTTTTGAATGCGCTTGCATGCTCTGATGAGTTAAAACCAATCGCTCATTATTGGTAAGGGAAAGCAATGAATATTGAAAAGCTGGCAGAGACAGTTCCCATTGATGAGATAACGCTTGGAAAGATATGGCAGGAGTTTGCAAAAATCATTTTGCCAAAGGGCTGTCACCCTATCCAAGCAATGGAAATGAAGAAAGCCTTTTATGCCGGGTTCAGAACAGCGATGGAAGTCACAACGGAATATTCAGGAAAAAACTGTGAAGATGATATTGTTTTTATGTTGATACGGTTTGAAAAAGAATGTGAATACTTTTTCAAAACGACATGATTAAGGATGAGATTATGGGATTTTTTGAAGGCTTTAGAGCCGCGATGAATGGCAATAACGAACAAATCGAAATGCTGGAAGCAGCCTACCAAAGGTTTGCAGAGAATCAGCCGCGAGGAACGCTTGTAACGGTCTTTGATGGGTATCGCAGTTACTCAGAAGTTCCAGTTGAAAAGATGATAGAACTCCTTCCCGATGGATCAATGTTTTTCAAATTCTCGGGCAACGAACTTCCCTGGCGGGAGAAAACCAAAATCCTAGCAAGGGCTATCGACAGAATCGAAAAACAGCCACATTCAATCAAAAGGGAACCGGACTCCCCGCTTTCCAATCCATGCTTTGAATGGAATGAGGAAGAGGAAAAGCAAAGGCTGCTCCTGGAATCACTGAGCCTTAAGGTCATGTATAAGACCAACCCAAACTTTGCTGCACAGATTGATGAAATGGGAATTCAAATGATGAGTGATGAGGAAGAGAGAAATTGGCTTCTCAAAACTTTTACAGGGATTCAAAGACAGGACATCATAGACTGGCTATCAACTGGTTATGAACATCTGATGATTCAGTTCATGGACATCAAGCCGGACACCATTAACGAAAATGACTGCCTGCAATATTTGGCTTCAACCACAGGCAGAGGCATACAGAAAGTAACTCTTCAAGAGATAACAGATTTTCGTAAGAAAGTAGCCGAAACACAGATGAGACTGGCATTCATGGCCTTTTGATACGCGAGGTAAAAATCGCGCTATCTCCTGCATATTCCAGGGGAATCCTTTAGCACTAAGGGTTCCCCTTTTTTTGTCGAAAAGTATTATGTGTGGTGAGTTTGGTAGGACAAAAAACAAGGAGTATATGCCATGTGGCTTGATGAAATGAATGTCTTTGAACAATATGTCATAGCGGTAACTGGCACCGTGTTTTTTGGCATGAGTCAGTGCCTCACCACTATTGATGATATGCTTGGAATGATGTTGATTCTTTCAGCCATGGGACTTTTCTTTGGATTGGCTTACCGCATCATCAACACCATCAAACCAAAAGAAGATGAGCCGGTCCAGACCGCACCGATTCAACGTCAAATATTCAATTTTGATTCAGCCATTGCCGAGGGCAAAATAGTCCCTTATCTCTCAGGCTCCAAGACGGTCTATCAGATAAACCTTGAAGACTTTCAAATGGACCAGTTTGCTTTCATTCTGGCTCTGCATAAAACTGAAATCGTTCAAGGGATTATGGTCCACGATCAAACAACTTCACACATCTATATCCAATATCTCTTCGTCACTCAGGATGAGCAGCAGTTTGTCTTGAGAATTTTTATCAAGCAAAGACCACTGCTCAGGCTGGTTGGTTAAAGTTCGGCATCAACAGTCCAATGGCCATAAATGGTTAGGGGTGCCCAATTTGTTACACCAGCACCAAAAACAGAAACTGAAGTTTGTCCCTGTAATTGTGCTGACATTGTTGCAAAACCACTCGAACCATTTTGCGCATAGTTCCAATTACCCAACTCACCTGTTTGACGATAAAAGATTGGCGCGTTCGCTATGTTTCGCTTTATAGCTTTATAATAAATTGTTCCACCGCCGTTAGCACCAGCATCAGTTGAAGATCTAAACATAGATATACCAACCCCGGTTGAAGTGCCGGGAACCGTGTCGATATCATAACTCTTCTCATAATACCGCTGACACATCGCCAACTCATCAGAGATGGTTCGGCCTGCTCTCTTGAATGGAATATCAGTATCAGAAGAAAATGAACCAGGGATAATCGAAACCTGCGCTATAAAGAATGTTGCACTGGCAGTCGCAGCCCAATCAGTCTGAGTGCTGGATGCGAAAATGGCATTGCCAGCATCTTCAAGCCAAGTATTGAGTGATGATGTTTCAGCTGATGATGGAGTCTGAAGATTTAGAAGCACACGAAGACCAGCGCTATTATCAAATAACCAAGTTCCTGCTGTATCACCCGTAAGATCGACCACCTTTTTTTCCCAGGTGTTAGCCGCAAAAATTGTGCAAGTTGAAACATAACTTCTAGTGCCAGCATTGTTTTTAAAACACAAACTATAAGTACCAACCAAACTTGACTTTACCCACACCTGGACTCGAAAAGGTTTGCCATGCAATTGCTGATAATCATAACCCTCAACAACATACCGCACATTCACATATCCTGTGGTTGGGCTACTCGGTGAGGCGCTGTTGGTTAATTTCAAACTATATTGTGACTGAAATCCAGACTGGGCCAAGGTAGGGACATCTGTTGACCGCTCTATTTGCACATTGCTTGTCAGTGTATTTTGAACTCTGAACCTGTCAGCCAAAAAAGTCAAAACATTGTTATTTGTTGTGATTGGTCCCACACCACGCTGAAAGAAATCAAAGTTCCCGTTTATCGCCAAATTCTGGCCAGCCTGAATCGAGTCTATTCGTGGAGCCAAAGCCATATTTTCTTCCCTGCCGGTTTAAAAAGTGAACTTGAATTCAGTCAATATCACAACTCACGGACAGTCAAATTTCTTGCCAATCCATTGGATGTTGCTGTTCCGGTTCCGTTCGTTCTCCAATAAACATCGACCTTATGAACGCCAGCAGTCAAAAAGGCTACAAACTGGTCGGCTGTACTAATCTGCGGACTAGTGGCAGTTCCTGCATCGGATCTCTTTTCAACACCAACTTCTGCACCATTAAGAAACATTTTGCTAGTCTGACTCGAACTAGCGCCAGTTGGTGTTGCCGTGTAACTGTAAGATAATAAATATAGTGCTGACTTTGGAACGACAACAGAAACGGATAAATCTGGTATAGGCACATAACTTGTTGATGCAGAACTAACCCCGGATGTCACACCGATAGCCTGCGAACAGGATTTCTGTTGAACGATCTGGTTTTCACCAAAACTCCGCAAATCCCTTACCGCACATGATCCAATCGCCAAGGTGTTCTGGACAACAAAGGGACCATTCAACTTGGGAGCGTGGATGGGAGTGATAACGTCCAATGCTTCAATAACATAAGATGATGCTGCATTGTTGGTTAGGGTAATCGTGTGAAGACCTAATGTCAGACCAGATATACGAATTCCCGATCCCAAAGTATTGGATGCAGCTTGACTTATCTGGCCTGTTGTTGAATTTACTATCGAAAAACCACCATAAGCACTTGAACTGAAACTTGACCAATTTGCATTACCATCAATGCTTAAGGTAGCGTTTCCAGTGAAAACCGTATTGGCTCTCCCTCGCAATTCAAAACCAGTTCCAAAAAAAGTATATTTTAATGATGCGCCAGAAATTGCAATCGTTACTTGCTGCCCACTGACATATAAAGTCGGATCTAATCCTACCGCATAAGAACCACTGGGAGTCGCATAAATCATTTCCCTGGTCGCATTTTTTCTTAAAACTCCCGTCGCAAGGTTATCCAAACCAGCTGTGACATTTGCTGCAAAATCAGCCATAACAAAATAATCAGCAAGGGCTACAGCGCCTGTCGGCAGGGCTGGAATCCTGGGACCATAGATGATCAATTGATGAGCCAGAATACCAGCATTAACAAAAGCATCCCTGTTTAAACGCACAGTATGCGTTCCGTAGGGAAGACCTGAGCAAATTTTTTGCACTCGCTGAGTCGTTACTCCTGTACCTGTAAGCGTTCCGACAGAACTACCATCAACAAAAACCGTATGCTGATCTACAGCAATTGTGTTGGTGTCACTTCTTATAAAATCGAGTCCAGTT